CGTCTATTGTTTCATCAAGAACATAGCGAACTCGTGAGTATACCCCACCACTCTTAGCAATACTAATACCTCTATCTAATTTATAGAAGTAAAATAGTCTATGCTTTCCTGCTGGACCCTCACGAACTGTGGGGGTTTTAAAGACGTAGTCTGCCATAGTTCTCCTTAATGAACTTACTCCGTAGCAGGAATATTTCTACTCCTGCTACAGCGTCAATCAACTAAGCGATTGAAGAACCTGATTCGATTCTGTATAGTGCCTCTTCACGGTAGCGTGCAAAGCCAAGTACGCCGTACCAACCCATTGGGCGGTGACGCATTAACTTGTCAACTACTGGTCCGATTACTACGTGTGGCTCTTCTGCTACGGCCTCAGCCAATGCTTGCTGTCCAGCAAGAATTGTGCGATAAACACGAGCAGATGAAGCACCGTCAGTAGCATTGTACAGACGTGGAGACTCTACGAAGTATGCACCTTCGTATGTTCCGATTTCTCCAGCCCAGATACGGTCTTGTGCAGAACCGTATTGGTTAGGAAGCAACCATCCTGCAGAACCTGTCTCAGCACGAAGGTCGTGTGAAACTTCTGGGTGGATACCACACCAGTATAGGCTACCCTTGCGAGCAACGGACTTACCAGCACGTAACTTAGCAACAGCCTTGCGTAGGTTTGCAGATGATAATGTAGCAGCAGCAGTAATTGTTGCTGTTGAAGTTGCTGTTGAACCTGAGTAGATTACGTTTGAACCGCCACGCAATGTTGTCATTG